CTCCAAAGTTGGGGAGTTGGGGGTATCTGAGTTGGGGAGTTCTATATCTCCTAAACTTTGTTCCTCCCCAATAGAGTTGGGGAGTTTCTTCCATATCAACTGGTAGACAGTTGCGTTACCTCGAGAGTTCCCCTTAGTAATAATCTTCAAATGTCCATCGGCAATCATCTCGTTAATAACCTTTCGGACATACTCGACAGAGCATCTACCTTTAGTTGAGAGATTGGATTGTGATGCGAAGAAGCGACCATCATCATGAGAAATATCTGCGAGCGCTAGGTGGATAAGAAGTCGGGTGCCATCATAAGGCGAGTCCGCCCAAACTTTTGTTATCCATCTAATACTCACAAATTACCTCCGCAATGGGGACAGTTTTTCTTCCGTCCCTGAGTCTCAACTATTCTTCCTTGAACACATGCAACATCCACATAAACCTTACAACCGTTGCGACTCTCTTTAAGTCTAGCAATTCGTCCTGTTTTGTGGAGGACAGACAATACACCTGAAGCGGTGCCATGGTGAAGTCCAGTTATTTCAGATAATTCTTTCCAAGTCATTCCCAATAATCTTCGCTGGGACAATATGTTCAAGGCTTGCGCTTGACGCAAAGCGGTCTTTCCTGACCTATCTGCGTTAAGCGCTCGAACCTTTGAAGTATCTGTACCGCTATGACCTGAAGTTCCGCTATACGGTAACTCGGGCTGGTTCAGTAGTGATGACATCTTCGGATTCCTCTTCCAATTTTGGTGGGTTCAATTTGGTTTGTTGCTCTTTGAACTTGGCACGGAATTGGTCAAGAAGCCCAACTGGGTAAGAGTCCTTGTTCGTAGTTATGTACTGACCTACTTCAGATAAAGATTCAATCGTGGTTGCTTCATGAATCTTAATGAGAACTGCTGAAGGCGCTAAAACATCTGTATCGCTTGAGCGTTCATAGGATGTTGCGTCAGGGTCTACCTCATCGGTTGGAAGTGATAGCGATTGAAGCAAGGCGGTACGGAAAGCAACTGACATGGCTTTGGCTGTTGCCTTATCGCCTGAGTCCATTGCTTCGCCAACTACTGTTGCTTTAATTGTGTCACCGTTTGCTCCTATGAATGTGTAAGTCACTTTAACTCTGACATGACCCATCGCGGTTCGATTCTTTCCAATCTCAACTGTTTGATAGTCGTACTCTTCAACTGAAGGCACAACAACTACACCGAACTTTTGAAGTGCGGGTGAGACAGCATTAACGACTGAATCAATTCCACGGAAATTAAATCCTTGGGCTTGATTACGGTCTTTCTTTGCAATGCCTCCAACTGCTTTCATAATCTCACTCAATGCTTGAGCGATTGGTAAATTGGTTTCCATGTTTCCTCTCTCTACTCTGCTATTAAAAACGATACTGAAACTTCAGCGGGTATGACCTTGACTGAAGGGACAATTTCGCCTTGGGTTGATATTACTTTATCATCGGACTGATTCAAAGCACCTAAGGCTTTTTTATCAATCTCTTTTTTGATTCGAACTAATTCAGGGGCATTGGACTCAGCCCACTCAAGGAACTTGGATTCATCCTCAATATCAAACTTGACTCGACCTGCGATAGTTTTAATCGTGCCGTGGGGCAAGACTATGCTTTTACGGTCTTTGTGGCGCTCCTGAAGGGCGTATGGGCGTAGGTTAGCCTCAAACCATTCAGCATCTCGTTCAAGGGCTGTATTGACATCCTCGAGCCATTCTGCGACCCTCTTAATTTCTCGGTCAAAGATGGTTTTGTTCTCTAATTGCTTGCGTCTAATAGAGGCAAGTTTCCTCATTGCCCAATCCGCCTTTGAATCGTCATCAACGATAAAAGGTTCTCGGGCTGGTTCTTCGATGATTTCAAAATCATCAACTGATAGTGCGTTGTCCATGTGGACTCCTCTCGTTAAGGGAGAGGGTATCCAACGGGGGTTAGATTGTCAAGCCTCAGATTCCTATGAGTTGTCCAATGTATATCGAACCACCGACAACGGCAGAAATGAAAAGCGCTCCGACTGTACGAATGACCCACTCGGAGCGACTCTCCATCTTTTCAAGACGGTCTGTAATGTGTTCCATGGCTTGAGAGAATCTCTCGCTATCTGAATCATAAACATCTTTACGCAGATAGGTCTGACCAACATTGAGGTTCATCTGCTTGACTTCCATTGTTAGGTCATCAAGCCTACGCATAACTTCTCCTAGGGTTGGTTGAATCTCTTTTTCCACCATTATGCCCTTGCTCTCGCTTCATCTGCGGACTGAGCAACTGCCTTAGTTTGAGGTCGTCCAAAGCCGACAATCGCAACTGCGAGGTTAGGCTTGAACTTATTTCTGTTCTTTTTCTTGTAGGCACGAATTTTTAGGCAAACTTCTCCGCCGTTGCGTTGGTCGCCTTTTTTATCTGAACTGGTGTTTCCCTCTATACAGGTGACTGTGCCGTCATTGTTGTCTTTAACAACAATACCTACATGACTGATTCTATCAACACCATCTGACGGGAAATCAAAATAGACTATATCTCCCGCCTGAGGTTGAGCATCTTCGCCTTCATACCAGCGTTTCATTTTCTTGAAAGCATCTGCTCCCGCTGGGGTGTAAACAGTATTTGGAATTTCAACTCCCGATTTTTTCCCGCACCAATTAACGAAGGCGCCACACCATGCTTGGTTGGCTTTCTGATACTTGGTTTTATTTTCGGGAACTGCCTCTTCGATATAGCCGACTTCCGCCATTGCTATCTCAACTAAGAGTTCCGCTGTTCCTTGAGGTGCTGGCATTTACTTCTTCTTTGCGGGTTTTTTCGCAGTAAGTTTTTTGACTACGGCATCTGTGACTCCATCGGCAATCTTGCCAAACGCAGGGTCTTTAGGATTAGCCGCTCTGATTGCGACTGGGAGAACGGCAGAGATACCCGCCGCTAAAATTGCTTTAAGTGAATCGCCATCAAGGGCAAGGATGTCCCCGCCTGTAATCATGAAGGCTGTTGTTATTGCCGCTAAGAATGACCGTCCATACGAAGCGAGCATTGCTTTAATTTTACTGTCCATTGTATTCTCCTAAGAGTAGGTGGATAAATTCTAACCTATGGTTTATGAACCACGGTTATTATGCTTGTTTCCCAATCACTAACAAATCTGCGCCAAAGGTTATTAGCCAAATTGTGTCATTCTGTGTTGGGCTATAACTGTCTAAGTATTTGACTGAGGGCAAAGTATTAGCGCCTCCAGCAATTTGTATATCGACACTATCGGGACTGACATTGACAGTCACGACTTTACCTTGGCGAAGGCGGAGGACTGGTGTACTCGTATCACCTTTTATTTGATTAACAAGATAAGCCAAGTCCATCAGAATCTCCTACTTCGTCCGATTGCGTTCATCGTACCCTTGGCATCTAGGGGTATCGTGATTGAGTCTAGGGTCAAAATTTTGTCTACGCCAACTGGGGTACGGGTGATTTTTACTAGGTCATAAACATCGTGAGCAGGGTTTACTATTTGGTCCCATGTAATTTTTTCTGTTGAACCAATGACTTTCTTCAACTCAGCCTTAGCCGCTTCAGTTGCCTCGGCAACCGTTAGAACTGTGGGACTGCTCATGAACTTTACAACCTCACCATAGGTCTTACGGTAGGTCGGTGAACTCGGGTCATCATCAAAGGCTTCTCCAATAACACCAATCGACAAGTTTGTTCCCTCACCTGTAAATATAACCCCATTGTAGGAATCATCAATACTTAAAGAGCGATTGATTTGAAGTAGGACTGACGCCTCTCCGTCACCATAGGTCTCAACTGGAGTTCCCAAATCAGGGTCAGGGATTGGTCTCATACGAGCAATTCCATTCTCATCAAAATATAAATCCATTGCCGCGGACTCAGCAATCTTGAGAGCCTCACGCCAAGGGTCGGAGCCTTGGTCTAATGTTGGATAGAGCAAGGTAGTTACTTGTCCAGTAGCAGGGAAGATTGTTTTTACTTGCGGGTATCTAAACTCTAAAATTTGTTTGATAGCCGTCTCTTTGGCTGTGCCATCCTCGATAAAGAACTCATGGTTTGTGAACTTAGCCCGAGCAAGAAGTAAACTACGGTCAGAGCCTTTTATGGAAATCTTTATGCCTTGGGCTGTATCTGTAATGTCCACACCCGTAATTACAAATACACCAAGGGGAACTAATTCCTCGGTGCCATCGGCGAACACGACACCTCTATAAATTTTTACTTCTCGGTTGTATGGCAAGAAAACTGCTGACCTATTATTCTGTGGGACTAAGGTGCCGTCTTTATCCACGAACTCTAAAGAACACTCGCGCCGAATTGAACGGCGGTTATCTATGCTGACGCTTCCTGATATGGGTTGAGCCGTGCTGATAATAGTTCCGTTGGCTACATCAAAAATTTCTACCTTGACCGTTGTAACATGAGATTTCTTGACAGCCTCTTTGAATGAATCTGAAACTGGATACATTATGGTTTATCTACTTCGAAGTAAGTCACCTTTATCGTTCGAATCAAATTACCTATCTTGCCTGATTCAGTCCAGTTCCTATCTACAAAGCGAACATATTTTTGACGACCTAAAGGGTCACGGACAAAAAGAGTTCCTTGATAAGTAAGGACTGGATATAACTCATCCCAATCATCTTCTCCTTGAGTTGTAATTTCATAGGTGCCATCAACTCCATAAATAGATTGTGAGACAACGACAGACTTGGAGGCGCCAAGGGGTTTGAATACGCCGTAGGCTTCAACAATAGTTTGAGTCAAGGGCTGTTGGACTTTAATTCCTGCGACTCGAATGTCCTCATCTTCAGGTGCGACAAATGACCATGTTAGAGGGTTATCAACAACGATTGGAGCAGAGGATGTAAAACCTGAAGAAATAGTAGACATTAAATATCCGCCCTTGTTTTTGCTCTGTATTGGAATGGGGTATCTAGGGGAACTTCATAATCGTCAATTTGAGCAATTTGAGAATCATCTGCTGTGACTGGACTATTACGAAGGGCTGTGAAAGTAGTCCCGCCGTCATCGGAGCGCTCAACATCAAATCTAAAAACAGCAAAACCGCCACGGGTAAACACGGGTGAGTCCCCTGCGTGAAAAGCAATCTCATCTACATAATGAACCCCACCCGCGCTCGCGCTAATTATTTTTACAAAGACTTGGGCATGGGTAGCAGTTGCGGGGGCTATAACTGTTGCGTTTGCCGAGACAAAAGCCGAACTGGTTGCACTTACCGCTGTTCCAAAAGTTGTACTTATTGTGGCACCAGTCGAAGTAAGATAGCGAATACCTACGGCGCAAGAACGAGTTGTACTTCCTGCCTTAAATTTAGCAATAGCAGAAAACTTTTGACTTGGCTCGACTACAAATTTTGTACCAGTAGTTGTTGATGCGGTGGCGTCTCCCGCCGCGGTTGCTGTTATTTCTAACGAGGCGGAACCTGAAGAGGATTGAGCGGTTGAGCGAGCAATCGCACAATTTGTATCGGCTGTCCATCCAGTTGTGTTTGTCTCAAGAGAGGCTTGATTGGGACTCAAGACATTTGTTCTACCAAAAACAGAAACGGTGACCGCTTCAATATCGCTATCATAGAAAGCACTTACAGTAGGAGTGGCTGGAGCATCAACATCAATGACGAACTGACTGAAAGCGTAATCGCTAAAGTAGTTAGCACCGTTGAGCAACTGAGCAACTTTCACATAGGCTCTAAATGTTGTGCCATCGGCTAAGTCTGCTTCGAGTGTTTGACCATCATTACTAGAGGTGACAACCCCTGTCTCTACTGTTGGCGTAGAAGTCTCAGGGTCGAATCCTGCTCCGTTATATGTAGTCGCTTCAAAAATCTTTATCTCGTATGCGCTTTGTGGGTCACCATCTGTATCAGCATAAGTCCAAGTAACTGAAGGAAAAGTAGTATCCGTGATAGTTCCACTTGGCGCCGTTACTGTTACGGTTGGTTGAGTTGTAGTTTCTACATCAATAAAAAGAGCAACAAGTTCAGCGCGGTCACCGCTAATGATTGAGTTGTCTGTAAACTTCACAACAAGATTATCAATTAGGGTCTGAGTCCAAGCCTGACCATTTGGGGCAGTTGTTAGTTTCAAAGCCGTATCAAGGGTCGTAATACTTAAAGTGTTTGCTTTAGTAAAAGGAACTGAATAGTAAACCTCTCGACCATTTCGGTCTGTGATTACTCCTAGACTCAACTGGATACTACCCGTAGTTCCTATTGTGGCGCGAGCGCGAAGATTGATAAAGGCAATTTTTTCGGTAGCACCTAAAGTAGTTGTACCAAACTCTGCTTCATAAAAAGCGGGGACTGTTGTGCTAGTGCGTTTGATAAATGTTGCGTCATTATTATCAGCGAGCGCCGCATGAACTGAAGCCGAGCCACCTGTAATAGTAAAAGAACCCGCGTTGTTCCAGTTTGCGTTAGGGCGAAGTACATAAGTAGCCATTATTTGTTAGCCAACTCCTTTGCCAATATAGCGAATGTCTCTTGAATTCTTTGGACAATTATGTCGCCCTTTTCATCAATGTTTGTTGCTCCTGTTGTATCGACATTGACTACAAAGGCTCCCTGTTCAATAACAATGTTATTACCTTTTAGTGCGCCAATGCTTGCCTCTGAATCTGTGACTCGGGCAAGACTGGCTTGAGCGTTTCTAATCTTCTCACCAAACGCCGCCTCTGAACCAAAGCCTCCAATAGCCGCACCTGCAAAACTTATTTGTTTCTGTAAATCATTTATTTGAGCGATTGCTTCAACTCCTCCGCCCAAGATAGACGCCGCAAGTTGAGCGCCCTTGATTGGTCCTGATTCGACTATATCTTGAATTGCTTTAGCATCAAGTCCTAGACCCTGAAGAGTGAGGATTTGATTGGCAAACTGTTGGCTCTTATCCAAACGCATCCGCATGTTCTCAATAAGTGATTTAGCCTTTGGAATAAATCCGTCAGGCAACTCAACTCCCTTGAGACCAGCAAAACTTAGGATTGTGTCTTTAAGAGAATCAGCAAACTGTTTAGCCGCATCCTGTAAATCGGTAAGCACATCACGCATAGACTCAATACCTGCCGTCATTGCGTCACGAATCTTCTTCATGAGGTCAGCAGATTTTTGTAACTCATCAAGGGTCTCGTCATCTTCGCCATTGATTCCTTCTAGGGCTTCAGCGCGTTTTCTTTCCTCTTCAAGAATATCTCCAAAGCCAAGACCCGTTTTTAATTTATCTGCAAGGTCGCCAAAAGCATCTGTTATTTTTCCAAGAACATTTCCAGTAGTAAAAGACTTCACAGCGGAGGCAAAACCAAGAATTGACTCTCCAGCCTTGAGGCTCAAGGAACTCAAGTTCTCAACTAGGAACTTACCAACCTCAACATCTTTTAGTCCTTCCATAACATTAACTAACTTCTCAAGTTGAGGAATCGCTAAATCAACTACATCGCCAATGAAGTCCCCGAGAATGTCGCCCACTTCAAATCGTTTTAACTCATATACAAAGTCGCCAAGTTTCCCGACTGCTCCACCAATAGTCTTAGACGCCGAAGAAAGCATATCTACCAACATTGTTCCAAGTTTGATGTCAGATGCTTCAAGAATTACATTGCCAGCCATTTTAGCGAAACCACCAACAGCCTGTAATCCGTCAGAGATAGACTGGACAAGCGCCTCAGCCATAGGAACTTTTGTCACCTCAAGGATTGTGTTACCAATTTTTTGAGATACAGCACCAATGTTTTTAAGACCGCCTGAAATAAAATTAACTAAGTCGGTTCCAAATTGTTTCTCACTCAGACCACTTGCTGACTTACTTACAGCCAGTAGAGAGTCGCGGACTTTACCTACTTTGCCAAGGAGTGTGTCAAAAGCGGTGTCTGAAATAACTTGCTTTGTAAAATTTCTAACGGTATTGACGACAGCCATAATAGGTTTAGCAACAGTATTCGCTACTTGTTCTGCCTTGTCTCCAATCGCAAGAATCCCCGTGCCAAGGCTTCTAACTGAATCCGCAAACATCGCAGTAAATCTACTACTTGCCAATTTGTCTGCTATGCCCCCCAAAAATTCATTTACGGTTACGGCTAAACTCTTTACAAAAGAACCAAATTTTTGAAGCGATTGGGCAAGCAGTTGAGGAATAAAAGTTATTGCCTTGCCTACACCCTCAGCAAAATTATTGTATAAATCAATAGCGCCTTCTAAAGCCTTGCGGTTACCATCTAAGAAGTTATACAAAGCACCTACGAGTTTGGCTAGGAAACCGCTTACTTTTTCAACTAGGGTGAAATAAATGCTGGCAATAAAGTTAATGACCTTGGCTATGCCTTTACCAATAAAAGAGTTAGCATCAAGTAGGTCGCCAAGGAAACTGATAAATATGCCAATGTATTTGAAGATACCCCCAAAGACGGTAGCAAAAGCGTCCATTAAAAAGTCAAGGACTCCTGCTATTAACTTACCAACTAGAGAATTAGTATCAAGAAGGTTACCAAGGAACTCAATAAATACTCCGATAAATTTGATGATTCCGCCAACTACTGTGGCAAAGGCTTTGAAGAGGAAGTCAAGAACTCCCGCGATTACTTTACCTACGATGCCGTGGGTATCAAGCAACATTCCCAATCCCTCAAGGAAGAAACCAATAAACTTTAAGATGCCTCCAATTACTATGGCAAAGGCTTTGAACACAAAGTTCATAACTGCTCGAACTACTTTGCCAAAGGCTGTCTGTCCGCTAGTTACATATTTCAAAGCATTGAGGAACATCATTAAAGTCTTAACTACGCCAATGACCACGGTTAGAACAGTCTGATAAATGAACTGGAACACCTGAATTAAGGTCTGACCAAAAGAAGTAGTTGGAGATATGGCTGTACCAAAAGCAATAAGAAGATTACCAAGTCCAGTTAGAATAAATGACAGCGCTGTGCCAACTGCCTGAGCAACTGTGTTAAAGACTTCTGTGACTACATTGCGGAAGGTCTCGCTGTTTTGCCAAGCATAAACAAACGCCGCTACAAGGGCAACAATGCCAGCGACAACTAACATGGTAGTAGAAGTAAGAATAGCAATGGCTCTTGTCAATTTTGTTTTAGCGATTGTCAAAAGGTCAGTTGCTTTTGTTTGTAATTTAGTATAAATCGTAAGAGCAATATAACCAAGACCAAGAGCCGTAATAGCGGTTACGACAATGTAAAGAATAGTTTTATGCTCTCTAAAAAACTTAGTTGTTTTTTCAATAGCAAAGGCAATGCCGTTAATTGCTTTAGCAAAGACCATGACCGCTCCAGCCATTACTTTGCCAAATATATCTCCAATGTTTTTACCTACACCCAATAAAGGTTGTAGGGCTGAAAACAGACGACCCATTGCTGTCTGAACTTGGGTAGATGTCATAGCCATGGCTACAAATGCAACTGCAATCGGACTTAGCCTTTGGAGAAGTTGTCCAAAGATAGGCACATTTTGGAATACAGCCTTACCAGCCTTGGTTGCAAAGTATGTTCCAAATGCCGCTATGACGGGAAGAATCATTTCAAATTTACTAGCAAGGTCATTAACCTTAGTTCCAGTCATATCCATGCCATCAATAAAATCAGTTAATTTATCAATCGCCGTTGCGATAGGGGCTGTAAGTTTTACTAATACTTTTTGAATCGCTTCAATAACTGGAGCAAGTTTTCCGCCTGAACTAACAGCGTTCACAATAGATTTTTCAAACCTAAAGGCTGACTTAATAATCGGTCCAAAGCCTTTGACTAAAACCGCTCCCATGCTAACTTGCAGGTCATCGTGTAGGTCACCAAACATTGTAATGAGTTTTGCTGGTGATTCCATAGCCAAGGCATAGGCACCAGCCGCCTTGGTTCCTTCTTTCATAACAAGATTGACTACCGCTTGACGGCGTTCAGCCATTGTTAAATCTTTAGCCGCTTTTCCGATTGTGTTGGCATACCGTTGGTAAGCGTCAGAGGCTCCAGTAGTAATACCAATCTGACGCAAAACTCTTGTGTTACCAGTTGTTACCGCCATGGTAATTGATTGAAGCGCTTCTTCGGCAGTTGTTGAGGATGCTACCGATAAATCTTGAGCGGTCTTTGCTAGTGCTGTTGCCTTTGATAAATCAATGTTTGATTGAGCAAACTTAAGTGTTGTCTTTTGAGCCGCCGCCGCATTTATTCCAAGCGCTCGCATACTGTCGGATGTTGATTTAAGGGCTTCATATCCCTTACCGCTGGATGCTCCAACTGCTTCAAGTGCTAAATCTAAGCGTTCAACTTCCGCCGCCGCTTTGAAAGATTTTATTCCAAAAGCAATAAGTCCAGCAATCGCCGCGCCTGAAGCGACGCCGATTGCCACCATCGAACCTTGTAATTTAGATGAAGCCTGTTGGAACTCATTAGCCGATTTA